ATTAAATCTTGCGATTGTTAGAACATGAGTGTTAATTGCAGTTATCTTGTAATAATGTCCTGAAGGTGCACCATCAGTTGAAGGCACATTACTTGCGTCTCCAAATTCTAGTATGTCGCCAACTTGCATTAAACTACCATCATCAACAGTTATTGTTGTATCTCCGATAGCAGCAGAAGCGTCAGCAACTAGATTACCACTCATTGAGTGTGGTCCAAATGCAGTTGAATTAGAACATAAAGAAATTTTTAAATTGTTTCCTAGTGTTCCAGGTTCTCTTGCAGCCCAAGTTCCTATATTAGATACTTGACCAGCGCCAGTTTCAGAATAATAAGTTCCAAGATATTCGGTCGTATTTTTTATTAAGACAGCACTACCAGTTGACACAGCATTTAACATGCCTGTAATTGGTCTTACTACCTTCAGATTGTTTCCGTAACCTAAAAAGTTAGCAGCACAGAACCATTCTTCAAAGTTGTTTGAATTTGGTTTCCCAAATATATCAACCAACTCAGATTCAGATGAAATCGTAGTAACTTCATCTACTGGTCCTTTTTCTGCATTAATTACTATACCACCCGCTGATGTTGAGACAGCAGGAATGACATTAGTAAGATCCTTTTCAGTAACGAGAACACCTGGTGATACTTGAAAAGCCATATTTTAGTTCTCCTTAATATTAAGTTTATTAGTTATAACCCTTTGCATATATTTATAGTATACCGAAATTACACTATTCCCCTTTGCGATATGATACAGGTCGCCAAACTTCTCCTGCGTCAACAAAATACCCATCATTTCCCTCTGGATCGTTTAATCCATCGTCTATAAAACCAAAAGGTGCCATATCTGCCTCAATGGCATTTTGTTGTTCAGTAAACATTTGACCTCTCACATCTACATTTGTTAATTCTTTAAAATATCTTTGATTTGCTAACCATGAAAATATAACAAGACACATTACTAAGTCGTCTGTAGCACCTGATTCAGCCTCAAAAGATTTTCCTTTTGATATAAAAGTTGATAATTCTGCGATAATATCAAAATCTGTAATAAGTAATTTATCTCCTTCGATTAAACTTTTGAGATTAGAAGTTCCAATTTTTTTAGTGCCTTTCGTCATTCTTAAACCTAGTTGATTACCACGACCACTAAAACCTCCACCTAATACTTGACCAGAACGACCTCTTTGTGTAACCATCATCATGTTATCATACTCTAATTCAAACTGTAAGTTATCTGCTACTTGTTGTCCTAAGTCGTTTATCTCTATGAGAATATATGCTTTATTGTATACTTTAGCAACCTTTTCTATAATACTTGGAAAGACAAGAGGTTTAATCTCATTGTCTCTATACTTTGCAACCACTTTATAGGGAACACTTGTACAATCCATGACACAAAATGCTGAATAGTCATTTGTCAAGCCTCTTGATACATCAACTGTAATTGTATAGATATGATTCTTCTTTGGCATTTCATAAACATCAAGACCACCACTTCGTTTAGGTTCGATAACTGGCATAGTTTTTATTTTATTTGCGCTGATAAGAGTATCAACACTACCTAAAAACTCACATTCAAACTCTGTCTGAAACTGAGCCTCACTTGTATTCTTAATTGTTTCTTCTTTCCATTTATCATCACGACCTGGTACTTCACTCCAATGTACTTCGACAGGAACAAAGTTATTGTTTTTATTTGTTGCGTCTACCCACATCTTATAAAACATATTCATACCATGTGGTGTAGATACTATCATTACCTTTGATGATTTACCAGATGATATTGTAGGATAAACTGAACTAAAAAATTCTTCGGCAATATTATTAGGCACATAAGCGAACTCATCTAGAAAGATAATGTTAAAGGTACTTCCTCGAACAGCACTAGAAGAAGTACTTGCCGCTACAATTCTACTTCCGTTTTCTAATTCAAGTGAACCTTTGTTCCAGTTGAGAACGCCTTGTTGCATCCATTTGGGTAAATGTTCGTAAGCCAATTGCAAACGACCTAATAAATCTCTTGCCGTAGAAGATTTATTGGCCAATATTGCAACATTCACATTGTCATTAAATAAGACATAATGTAAGAGGTAAGAGACTATGATAGTTGACTTTCCACTCTGTCTAGGTAATTTACAAATTGTAAACCTATTATCGTGAAAAGTATCTACCATCTTCCGCTGAAAGTCATACATCTCAAAAGGTACAAGACCTTTATCAATGGTGACAATTTTTAAATAGTTTTCTATAAAGTATTTAGGACTTTCAAGACAACTCATCACTTCTTTGATTTGTTTCTTTGTAAATCTAGAAGAGGTGTGAGCTTTCTTTAAATTAGGATTACCTAAATATTGATCCGTTGTTGCCATTTAATTTTTTAAGAAATCTTTGAAAAGTATTTTACCCTCATTCATTTCTTGTCCATAATCCATTTTGTTCATTAATACATACATCTTTTCGCCAAGTAAATTACCAACTTCAAAATCTGAAAGATAATGAAACCCTGCAATTACTCTACCATAACCACATTCATAAGCCGCTTTCATCAAATCTTTTTCTAACTTTGGTACTTTGCCAGCAACATATCTTGCAAGTATGACTGACTGAGTTGCATGACCACTAGGATAAGACCTAGTTTTATTTGTAACACTTGGTAAAGTATTTAAACGAGGAAGAACTTCGACAGGTCTATCACGATTAAAGAAGTCCTTAAAGTGTGTAATAATTGGCACAGACTCTTTTATAATTTGTTTAAACTCATTATCATGAAACTCTAAATTATTTTTTTCACAAACCTTTCTTATAGCATAGTAAGGCTCTTGGTCATGGTCTCGAACAGATTGCACCTGTTCTGGTGTTCTTGCTCTAATAATTTCTTCGACTTCATATGCTTCTGATAAATCATCAACAGGCGGCTCAGGTAATGTAATTACTTCTTGAAGGTTCTGTCTAAAAAATATCATTTCTTTTCCTTTAACATTTTTTGTAATTCAGTTGTTGAGCCAACAAACAAAGCATTAGTAACATTCTTTGGACCTTTATCAGGTATATCTTTTACTTTTTTTAACTTATCTTGTAAGTCTAAAAGATTTTGTGATACTTCACTTACTGTCTTAATTAGTTGTCCTGCAACCTCATAGGCACGAGGATGTTCTCCTTCTTTTGCAAGATTAAGTATACCATCAATCGCTTCATTACCTTTATCAAGTAAGTTATAAAGATTTTTTCTACCAGTTTCAAAATCAATATCTGGATCTTTATCTTCTGGTACCATTACTTTGGTATTCATTTTTTTAGGTAATACTTCGTTCTCGTAAGTTTTATCTACTTCAGCAATACCTAATACTTCATTTAATTTATCGTCAATTTTACTCATGTTAAATCCTCTTATGCTGGTTTAGTAGGACTTGATGTCTTATCTTCTCCAGTTGCTTCATCATAATCTAAAGTGTCGGCAAAGAAATCAAGTGTAGTTGTATATGTATAGTCATCATCTTTATCGGATGATGATGGGTTTGGTGTAACTGTAACTCTTTCAACTCTTGGAGTGTTGCTTGCTGTATCAGAATATAAATCACCAGAGACAGTTTTAATTACAGGTGTTGTCGCTATTGGTCCAAACAAATAAATTTTTGCTGTAAATGTTAGTGTATAAATTATTCTTCTACTAGTTGTCAATGAGCCTGTATAACTATCTTCAAAATCAACATTGTTTAGTATAAACGGTATATCTCTTTTTGTATCCATTGTTCTATCTTCAATCATAGTAACAGTATAATCTGGTTGAAAGTACGGAAGTATTTGTTCTATAATTTGTAAACCATCATCTGAATTAGCAACATAAACACTTAAAGAAAAATTAACATTATAAGGCACAGGCATATATTGACTATTCATTTTAGTGGTATCAGCATTTGTTGTTACTTTAGTTATCTTTTGATTTTTATTTAACTTACGACCGCCATCGTAACTATATCCAGTAACTTCAAATGACATTCGAGGTAGAGTGATTGCCACTTTTGAGTCGTCTCCAGTTAGGTCTTGCTGTGCGTCTAATCTCGCTAAAAACTTTTCTTTTGGTGAATATGATAAAGGTACTTTAATATTTTGTAAAGGATTCCCGCTAGAATCTAATCTTTTAATATTAATATTATTGAATATTGTACCAAACGCAATAACAGTATTACGAATCTTTTTGTGATAAAAATGTTCACCAAACATTATACTATTTTACCTTTATTAAGACCTTCTTTAATAATATATTTTTGTGTGCCGTTGGCACCAATATTTACTTCTTTTTTTAAATTTCTACTTAAATTCATTTCTTTTTTATGTGTTTCAGACTTTTTATGAAAGTCTGTGAGTTGTCTATGTCTATCTCTATCCATTAGTATTCGTCAACCTCACCAAATGGGTTTCTTTCGCTAAAGTCTAATATATCATCAGCTGTTGAAGCAGTATTTGTTCCTGCTTCTGTTTCAAATACCTGACCTTGGTCGTTAGTTGCCTGGTCTGCCATTGTGAAACTTTCATTGATTACATAATCTATTGCACCAATACTACTTTCTAATACAAATGAGCCAGTCTCATTTTCTAAACTAAACTGAAAATTCATTGTATCAGTTGATAAACTATCCTCAACACTATCAATTGTAGCAATACCAGTATCAATTTTTTCTGAACTATATTCAAATCTAGTACAAGATAATTTATAAGTAGGCAAAGCACTCTGTTGATAGAATGGTTGTTCATGTTCAACAAACTGTATTTCAAAAAATGCGTTTGTTGTTGGAAAATAAACTAAGTCACCTTCTTGTGGTCTATCAGCAACCAAATCACTATTATTTTTAATTAATGTTTCCCATCTTAATTTAG